ACCGTTCGCGTGCGCCCGCAGGATGCTCGAGCACCTTGGAATATGCACCAGATCGCTCGTTATACACGCTGGGTGCATAGATGAGCCGACTCCCTGGTCCGCCCCGGCAGCCGACTGAGCTGAAGGTGCTTCGCGGCAACCCCGGCAAGCGGAAGCTCCCCGACAGCCCCCGCGGCCAGCTCCCGGCCGACATCCCGGCGCCGCCGGCGGCCCTGGGCCCGGCCGGGCTCCGCGCCTGGGAGCTGTACTGGCGGCACGGGCGGCCCTGGCTCGCGCTGACCGACATGCCCCATGTCGAGCGGCTCTGCTTCGTCCTCGACATGGCGGCCGAGATGGAGGAGGCGATCCGGACCGAGGGGCTCACCTTCCTCTCGCCGCGGACGAAGCGGAGCTCGCCGCACTACCTGCTGAACAACCTGCTCGGCCTGTACAAGCTGATCGGCGAGCTCGAGGCGACCTGCGGCTTCACCCCCTCGGACCGGGCCCGCATGAAGGCCGCGCCCCAGGAGGCCGACGCCCTCGACCGCTGGCTGGCGGGCGAGCGATGACCCTGGCGACAGCTCCGGCCCGCGCCGGCCGCCGGCACGCCCTGTCGTCCGCGGCCGCGGGCCGCCGTCGGCCGCCGGCCCCGGCCGTCGACCCCGTCACCCGCTACGCCCAGGCCGTCGTCGACGGCCAGGTCGTCGCCGGCCGGCTCGCGCGCCTCGCCTGCCGCCGGCACCTCGACGACCTGGCCCACCAGGGAGCTCGAGGCCTGGAGTGGGACGCGAAGGAGGCGGAGCGGGCGATCGCGTTCTTCGGCCTGCTCCACCACTACAAGGGCCGCGACGACCTGATCGTCCTGGCGCCCTGGCAGGAGTTCGTCATCGGGTCGGCCTTCGGCTGGCGGCGGGCGGCGACCGGCCTGCGCCGGTTCCGGTACATCTACCTCGAGTGCGCCAGCAAGCAGGGCAAGAGCACGATCGCCGGCGGGGCCGGCCTCCTGCTCGCGTTCTTCGACGGCGAGCCGGGCGCCGAGGTGTACACCGCGGCGACGAAGCGGGACCAGGCGAAGATCCCCTGGCAGGCGGCCGTCCAGATGGTCCGGAAGAGCCCCGACCTGCGGAAGCGGATCGAGATCCTCGCCGGCCGGCTGGTACAGGAGAGCTCGGCCAGCTTCTTCGCCCCCCTGGGCCGCGACAGCGACAGCGACCAGGGCATCAACCCGAACGGCGCGATCATCGACGAGCTGCATGTCCACGCCGACCGCGACCTGCTCGACAACATCGAGAAGGCGGCCAGCGTCCGGCGCCAGCCGATGATCTGGAAGATCACGACGGCCGGCGTGAAGCGGGAGAGCGTCTGGGCGGACGAGCGGGCCGACGCCGTCGCCATCCTCGAGGGCCGGGTCGTCGACGACTCGACCTTCGCGATCGTCTACACCCTCGACGAGGACGACGACCCCTTCGATGAGGCCGTCTGGCCGAAGGCGAACCCGAACCTGGGTGTCAGCGTCCAGGTCGACTTCCTGCGCGAGCGGGCGGCGAAGGCGAAGAGGTCGCCGGGAGCGATGGGCGCCTACATGCGGTACCACATGAATGTCCCGACCCAGGCCTCGGAGAAGGCGATCGACCTGGACGAGTGGGACGCGAACGCCGGCGAGCCCCAGCTCCGGCCCGGCCAGAAGCTCTGGGGCGGCCTCGACCTGGCGTCGGTCCGCGACCTGTCGGCCTTCGTCGGCATCGCGCGGGCCCCCGACGGCATGTACGACATCATGTGCCGGTTCTGGTGCCCCGAGGAGAACATCGACGAGCGGTCGCAGCGCGACGGCGTGCCCTACCGGACCTGGGTCGACGCCGGCCTGCTGACGCCGACGCCGGGGCCCGTCACGGACCATGCCTTCATCCGCCGGGAGCTGAACCAGCTCGCCGAGGAGTACGAGCTCGTCGACCTGGGCTACGACGGCTGGAACATGGGCGGGCTCGAGGCGGAGCTCATGCAGGACGGCCTGGTCATCCTGAAGATCGCCCAGACCTGGAGCGGCCTGGCGCCCGGCTGGCATGAGCTCGAGCGGCTCATCCTCGACCACAAGCTGCGCCACGGCGGCCACCCGATCCTTCGGTGGATGGCCGGGAATGTCGAGACGGAGGTCAACGCCGACGGCCACCAGCGGCCGAGCAAGAGCCGCAGCTCGGAGAAGATCGACGGGATGGTCGCCCTCGACATGGCCCTGACCCGGCTGATGACGGCCCTCGAACCCGAGCCATCCGTGTACGAACGCGAAGACCGCGGCCTCCTGGAGCTGTAGATGCTGAACGAGCTCGAACCGAACCTTCCGCCCGAGCGGCCCAGCCGGATCCCGAGCGGGATCGGCGCCCCCGAGATCGCCTTCGGCGCCGGCGCCATCCTGGTCGCGATCGGCCTCGCCCTGGTGTACATCCCGGCCGCTATCCTGGCCGTCGGGATCGGCCTCATGATCATCGCCTGGAGGGCAGCCTGATGGGCAAGCTTCGAGCCCTGAAGGGCTTCACGGTCGAGGGTGCGTCCGACCCGTACGGCTTCACCAGCCCGCTCGACAGCTACGGGGTGGCGACGACCGGCGAGCTGATCACCTGGGACGCCGCGATGGCCGTCGGGGTCGTCTTCCGCTGCGTCTCGCTCCTGGGCGGCACGGTCGCCGGCATGCCCCTCGTCACCTACCGGACCGAGGGCAAGAGCTCGGAGCGCGCCGAGGACCGGCCGGAGTACGAGATCCTCAAGGACTGGCCGATGGACGACATGACATCGTTCATCTGGCGCCAGACGGGCATGGCTCACGCCCTGCTCCGAGGCAACTGGTACAGCGAGATCATCCGCGACCGCTACCTCGGCCTGAAGGGCCTGAAGCTGCTGCCGCCGGACCGGGTGAGCCCGTACATCGAGAACGGGAAGAAGCTCTACCGCTACTACCAGCCGGACGGGTCGTCGGTCGTCCTGACGACCAAGGAGATGCTCCACATCCCAGGCCTGGGCTACGACGGCGTCCAGGGCTACTCGGTGCTCTCGCTCATGCGGGACGATGTCGCCCTGTACCGCGCCGCTCACTCCTACGGCAGCAACTTCTTCCGGAACAACGCCCGCCCGGCCGTCGTCCTCCAGCACCCGAAGACGCTCCCCGAGAAGGTGCAGGAGCGGCTCGCCGCCCAGATGGATCGGCTCCGCGGCTCGGCGAACGCCGGCAAGACGATCGTCCTCGAGGACGACATGAAGTTTCAGACCCTGGGCATCCCGCCGGAGGACGCCCAGTACATGGACACCCGCCGGTTCCAGGTCGGCGAGCTGTCCCGCTGGTTCGGCGTCCCGCCGCACATGGTCGGCGATGTCACCGGCTCGACGAGCTGGGGCGCCGGCATCGCCGAGCAGAAGCAGGGGTTCCTGACCTTCTCCGTCGGGCCCTGGCTCGACATGATCGAGCAGCAGCTGAAGCTCCAGCTCTTCCGCGGCCTTCCCGAGCTCCACGCGGAGTTCATCCGCGAGAGCCTGATGCGCGGCGACACGATCAGCCAGTTCCAGGCCTACCGGCTGGCGGCCGGCGACGCCCCCTGGATGACGCGCAACGAGGTGCGCGCCTTCCAGAACATGAACCCGATCGAGGGGCTCGACGAGATCGTCCTGCCGCAGAACCAGGCGCCCGTCGGGCCCGAGCCGGAGGAGGCCGAGCCCCCCGAGGAGGAGCTCGAGGAGGAGGAGGCGCCCGTCGATCTCGCCGCCGGCAAGGAGTACAACCCGCGCCAGCCTCGAGTGCCGGCCGGCTCCCCCCAGGGCGGCGAGTGGACGAGCAACGCATCGACGAGCACGGCCGCCGGCAAGATCGCCGAGGAGCTCGCCGACGGCGCCCAGCCGCTCGTCTCGATGGACGAGGTGGGCGCCGTCCTCGACGCCTGCGCCGACCGCGACGACAACCCCGACCTGACCGAGCTCCGCGTCGAGGGCACGCTGCTCTTCGGCGGCGAGGGGCTCGGCATCGCCCGCGACGACATGCCCCAGATCCCGGCCGAGTACCGGGAGGACTTCCTGGCCGAGCTCCAGGCCTCCGGCGTCCAGGTCAACCGCGGCGTCATCGACCCCCGCTGGCTCAAGCCGGTCCAGAAGGAGGTCAGCGCGCGCGTCTCCGGCCAGATCCTGAAGCGGTTCCGCCGCGAGCCGATGGACCCGATCAAGAACGCTTCGATCGTGAGCTCCGACGACTATGTGATCGACGGGCACCACGGCTGGGGCGCCGCCGTCGCCCTGGCGTTCGAGCGGCCGAATGTGAAGATGCATGTCCTCCGCGTCGAGCTGCCCCACGGCGAGCTCCTGCGGGCGGCCGAGGCCTTCGCGAAGGCCCACCGCATCGCCAACCGGCCCATCGGCAAGTACTCGCCGGACCAGCCTCGAGCTCCCCGCGGGAGCGACCGCGGGGGCGAGTGGACGACGACCGGGGGCGGCGGGATGTCGTACTCCGGCCTGGCCAAGGCCTCGATCGAGGGCGGCTTCACGGCGAGCAAGCACGGCGACGCGCCGACGACCGGCTGCATGGTCAGCCCGTACCCGAAGGCCGAGCGGATCTACGACGCAGACAGCTTCTCGGCGGAGGATGTTCACCGCTACCGCGACGCCCACCGGGCCCTCCTGGCGAAGCCTGGGCACTACCTGGGCGGCTGGCGGGACGGCGACAAGATCTACCTCGACATCAGCATCCACGCCGCGACGCGAGCCGAGGCGAGGGCCCTGGCGAGGCGCCACCGGCAGCTCGCCTACTACGACCTGGACTCGGGTGAGACGATCCCGACGGAGGAGGCGGCATGACGAAGATCCCGTTCGCGATCCTGGGTCGCGAGGCCTCCGACGAGGAGGTCGACAGCTTCGTCGCCGCGCTGAAGAAGCGGCCGGCGGCCGCGAAGTACCGGCCGGACCAGGCCCGCGGCCCGAGGGGCACCCCCCAGGGCGGCGAGTTCATCGACGAGCTCGACCCGATCGTCGGCGAGTCCGTCCAGCCGGCCGAGAGCCGCGGCGGCCGGGCCGCCGTCCTGACCGACGACCCGACGAGGCTCGAGAACCTCCCCGAGGAGTACCGGAAGGAGCTCCTGGCCCGCCTCCAGGAGACATTCCCCGGCATGACCGAGGAGGAGCTCGAGGCGAACATCGAGGAGCAGCTGAAGCAGGCCCTGGCGGACCCCTCGAACGCCGGCAAGGGCTGGTACGAGGCGGCCCGCGGCGAGGCCCTCGAGCTGATGAAGCGGTACGGCGTCAGCGAAGAGACGGCGATCGGCATGATCGCCGGCATGTCGCCGCAGCATGAGTGGGGCAGCAATGTCGCCACCGCGGACTTCGCGGCCCGCGTGCTGTCCGAGGACGGCGTGATCCCCGACCTGTCCGAGCTGGTCACGAAGATCCGAACGATCGACGGCGTCGACGAGAAGGTCACCGCGACCGCGGAGGACTGGGCCAGGGCCGAGATGGCCGACCGCGACATCGAGGTCGGCCAGATCGTCGGCAAGCGGCTGTCGGACTTCAAGGATCCGGAGGCCCAGGCGGCGATCATCAAGGCCTGGGGCTCGACGGGGGCCGGCGACCTGGGCGGCAAGCAGGTGTCGTACCGCGACGACCAGAACGGGAAGAGCTACGGCGCCACCTGGTCGTGCGGCGTCGACGGCGTGACGGCGGCCGTCCGGATCTACCGCGGCGAGTCGCCGGACATCGTCCTGGGCGGCCACAAGGTCCGCAGCTTCTACAACAACATCGCCGGCGGCGGCGGGCGGAGCGACGGCTCCGTCACGGTCGACACGCACGCCTACAGCGCGGCCCTCGGCGAGAAGGTGACGGCGAGCGACCCGCGGATGGGGCGCATCAACAACGGGCCGTCGAACCGGAAGTACTCGACCAGGGGCACCTACGCGATCTTCGCCGACGCCTACCGGCGCGTCGCGAAGAAGGCCGGCCTGCCTGTCGAGGATGTCCAGGCCCTCGTCTGGATCAACTGGAGGAAGCACAATGGCTGAGAAGAAGCGGGCGCGGCAGATCTCGGCCGGCTACGACATCGACAAGCTGAAGAACACCGACGAGTTCGACCCGATCGCCTGGTTCGAGGGCACCGGCGAGGATCTCGGCCTCCCCGACGCCTACCGGCGCAAGCTCGACCGGCTCAAGAAGAAGCCCGAGCCGGTGAAGTCATGAGGCAGCTCCAGAGCTGGATCTGGCTCGTCATCGCGATCGCCGTCGTCCTGGCCATCCTGGCGTTCCTCAACTTCCAGGTGAGCATCGGATGAGCGTCGACGCGGAGCTCGCACGGTTCGAGTACCTGGGCGGCGCCAAGTACCGGCCCGACCAGCCTCGAGCTCCTCGGGGATCGGACCGCGGCGGGGAGTGGGTCGCCGACCCGAACGGCGGCCGGGCGCCGGCCTTCGTCGACGCCGGCGGAATGCTGCACCCCGACCCGCACAACCACATCCACCCGTTGAGCTCGCGCGCGCCGCTCGACGCTCGGATCATCAAGCGGATCATCCTGGACCGGCGCCGGATCCATGAGGGCGAAGAGCCGGAATGGTTCCGCCCCTGGCATGAAACGCTGAACGGCGCCCTGGAGCACATGGGCCTCATCCGCAGCTGGCTGGGCGGCAGCGACCGCGGCGTGCGGAAGCTCGAGTCCTGGTTCGCCGAGCCGATCGTCTCGGCCGAGGATCTGAACGCATTCGAGCGGTACTTCCCCGAGACGCGCCCGCGGACGAAGGCGACCGACGACGAGGACGACCACTACTACGGCGCCTGGATCGGCGGGCCCAGGGCCGCCGGCGGCCACCCGGCCCCCCGCCGGAGCTCGGCCGCCGGCGACGAGCTGGCGAGCTGCAAGACGATCGGCGACCTGCAGAAGTACGCGGAGCGGAGGTACGGCTACGCGGACTTCACCGGCCTCCGCGACGGCGACTTCAAGGATCTGCAGCTGGCCCTGGGCGAGGTCGACCGGATCCTGCGCGAGTACCCCGAGCTCATCAGCGACGAGCCGCGCGGCTTCAGCACCGGGGCGCCCTGGCGGTTCACCGGCATCGGCACGACGAAGAGCCCCGACTGCCCGCGGAATGTCCGCGAGCTCATGGGCGACGCCTGGGCCGGCACGAAGGGCCTGAGCCAGCACAACGGGGCCCGCATCTGGCTGAATGTCGAAGAGCCGGACATCTTCCAGGGCGGCACCGGCGTCCTCGGCGACATCGGCTTCACGCTCGAGAAGACGCCTCAGGACGCGATGATCCATGAGATGGGTCATGTCGTGCACATCACCCGCCCGCACGCCCTCGAGAAGGTGAATGACGCCTGGTGGGAGGTCTACAACCGCGACCCGGTGCGGAAGCCCGGCGGCGGCTACACCTACCCGCGGTACAAGCCGGTCCGGCAGTCGGGCCGCGACCTGGGCCTCTACTCGATGGGGAGCGCCGAGGAGCGGTACGCGACGCTCTTCTTCGCGAACAACGGACCAGGC